AGATACAGAATCAACGAAGATACCAATATCTCTCTTACACTTAGCTGTATTTGTTGCGTTGATAACAAAAGTTGGGAACGCAGGAGCAATTGCAGCAAAAGCAGTATCAATAATTGCTGTTCTGTTTTGTTGGATTAGTCGATAAGCATCTTTGAATCTTGATACAGCAGTTGTTGCTGGATCACCAGGATAATAGAAATCTGGATGTTGAACTGCAATCTCTGCTGCTGCTCTATCAATAATATGCTGTCTATTTTGCTGAATTAGGCGATAAGAATCTTTGAATCTTGATGAAACCGTAGTTTGAGAATCACCTGGATAATAAAAATTAGGATAGTCAATTGCAATTTGAGCAGCAGCTCTATCAATAATTTCTTGGCGATTGGCATTAATTAAGTTACGAGCATCCTTAAATCTTCCCACTTCAGGATCATCATTTACAGGATCAATAGTGATTGTAGAAACATAGTATGCTCCTGTTGCTGGAGATGCTGATGGCGCAGATGCAGCAGTATATCTGAATTGAGTAGCACTTAATCCAGCAGCAAGAACAGTTACTTTTCCATTATATGCTGTTTGCGTTGCTCCACCTACTGTTACTTTATCACCCTCTTTCAATCCATGATTATTTGTGGTAGTTACAGTCACAGTTGTTCCACTAGATGTAATAGAAGCAACTGAAAGTAGAGAATTTTCTGTTAAAAGATTGGAAATTGCTTTTTTCGCCCAATCTCTTGCTCTATTAAAAGCAAATACAGACTGAGTTTGCTCTCCTAGAACACCATTAGTAATTAAAGCACCGTTTCCATCAAAATATGATTTAGTTGCTTCAACCATGTGAGCATTACCACCATCGTAAAGATCATCTGCAATAGCGTCAATGATGTATCCGATATCACGCTTGCACTTAGCAGCATCTGGATTCACAAATGTTGGAAAAGCAGTGGTTAATTGATTATATGCATAATCAATAATCTCTTGTCGGTTTCCTTTGATTAAATTAGAAGCATCTCTATATCTTCCAGTCTCAGCAGTAATGTTTGGATTAACATATGGAATATTTTGTAAATATGGGAATTTCTCTAAAATATACCCAAATGCTTCTGCCTGAATAAACGTTTTATTTGCATCAATTAAATTAGCAGCATCTTGTGCTAAATTGTAATCTCTTTCAGAAGCATTAGACGCAGGAATAATCTTTGGATATCTTTCAGTTAAAGTAGTAGTAACTGCTGGAGATGCTGGCGAATATGTATTGTTTAAAAAGGTAGCAGTAACAGTTGATCCAACTGGTTGCTGCACAGCAATAGTTCCAAGTGCTCCACGTTGAACAACAATATCATTATTCTCTACTGAAACAATACGAACAATCTCAGTAACAGATGTCTGATTATTACTGATTTGTGCAAATCCATTAGGAATAAATCCAGTAGTGTTAGTAAGAGTTAAAATTGTCTCAGTGGCATCTACCGTTTCATTAACTACGGTCGATGCTTGAGTATTTTGAACATACTTGGTAACAGTAGATCCATTTAGGTGCTCTGTTGGCAGAGATCCTAGTTGCGATCTGCTTACAGTTAAAGATGTTGCAGTTTTAGCACTAACTAGAAAATATTCGTCGTCTACTTTTACAAGATTACCAACAGCAATATTTGTGGTAGATGAAACATATAGAGTAGTTGCATCTTCAACTGAACGTGAACTAGATGGTGTTAGTGTTGATAATGAAGCAACCCACTTTTTAAATCCAGATGGAGATAGTTCTGCTTGCTTAGGAGCAGTAGTATCTAATTTAACAAAAATCTTTTCATTTCTTCTTGCACCAAGTCTATATCCACCAATAGACGCAGCTGGGCGACTTTCTGGATTTGTAGCATCATCAGATCCAAGATACAACTTGGTGAAGTTATTAGCATCTCTAGTTAACTGAACATCAAATGCATAGTATTGTTGCTTTGTAGTTTTAAGTGTTGATAGAGATTTAGGAGGAACAACGTGTGTAACATATCCTCCTTTATCTTGAGAGAAAGCAAATCCTTTGAATCCCTTCGAATGCATCGAAGTATTACCAAAGTTGGAGTTAGAGTTGGTGATAGACATGTCACCACCAGACTCAAGCAGGAAGTGATCAGCGAAACCAACCGCGAAGATCGAAACGTTCTGAATGAAGGAGTCATCTGAAGCACGAACGTGGAAGTTTCTCCAATCATCCTTCCAATATGCATCACCTTTGATGTGATAAGGGGTTGTTGCAAATGCATCGGTTAGAGGAGCTTGATTCCAGGTGTTGCTGAACTCATCATAACGAATGAACGCACGGTCATCTTTCTGTAGAGAAACACCCGTATACTGGGCAATAACCATCGATTTAAAACCAGTTGCTTTGCGACCATCCGCCCAGATACCACAAATACCCCAAGTTGAACGAATCGAACAGTTAAAAACGTATGGTGAAGCAGATTCTACCGAGTCAACTTCCGCCTGAACAGTAGCGTTAGTATCCAATGAAGGTGACGAAACAACAGTATAAACTGCTCCACTAATCAATCCTAAACCAGTTGCAGTTGTAGCAACTTTATATTCAAATTCTTTAGGATCAATTTGACTAATAGAGGTAACTTTGAATACACCATTTAGTGTAGTATTCAATCCATTGTTAGAAATAGCAACATATTGACCAGGGAAGAATCCATGGTTAATTTTAGTTCTTACCTTTACAGTAACAAGACCAGTGGGGTTACTATCAGTAATAGTAATTTCGTCTAGACGAATAGCATCAGAGAGAGGACCTACAATTCTATTTTCTTGAACTCTATAGTCAAATTCACGACCACGAATAACAAGACGACCCCACTTAAGTTCGTCGTTACTTGGAATTACATTAGTAGAAACTGCACTCGCAACATATGCATTTCCATCATAAAGAACTTTATCTCCAATTTGATATGTAGTTGTGCTATTCCATGATTCAGTAACAGGTGAAGAAGCTCCTTCTACATATACATCATCAATAGATGCTTGATAATCGCTGAATACACGAGATACTTTTCTATACAGTAATCCTAAATCTTCTCTATCAGCAAACACAAAGTTTGTAATTTTGTGATGAGAGAATTCGGGAATTGCTAAATTTGTGCTGTCGTTTGGTTGAGTGTAAACTTTACCAACACCAACAGGAGATCCAACATTATAAAGTGGTGAACTTGACTCTAAATCACCATCAAGGATTGTAAATTGCCAGAAATAGCAACCACCAGTTACGTTAAAAAGTGCTGTGCGAGGAATATCCTTATCTGCAGGATCTGGAACATACAGAGCACGAACTTGTGTTCTACGAAGGTCTGTTCCGACAAGTGAAGTTCCTCTAGGAATAGTCGCGCCACCATCACGACCATTAAACTTATAAAGGATATTATTTGTGTCAGAAAGATCAAAACTTACATTAGTATTTGCTTCCCATTCTTGCGCTGCTTGATTATATTGAAAAATCGGTAAAGAAGCAACATCCGCTACACCTGGGCGGTTATCAATATAGTGATTGCCAGGAGACAACATGATAGTGAACTGGTCAAATCTATCATTATCGACATTAGGTAAATACGAGAAGCGTGCTACCTCAAGAAATGCTCTCTGAATGCTAACAAAAGGTCTTAGGGGAGAATTACCTCTGTTATCAAGCGCATCTGTTGCATTAAAATCATCAGGTGAAACATATAGATATTTTCCAGTCTTACTAGAAATTAGATTATCTAATCTTGTTAATGGCATCTTCTCAGTGACCCGCGAATATGGTGATTTCTTCTGAGTTATTTATAAGAAAAAACCTGAGGCGAACCTCAGGTAATTCCACTTCCTTCACACGGAAGCCTAAGGTCGGACTTGAACCGACGACCTACGGTTTACAAAACCGTTGCTCTATCCAGCTGAGCTACTCAGGCGATTTGACGAACTGGAAGCTCCCATAAAAGGAACCCCATATATGTTCGTCAGTGTTTACGTCATATCCTTTGTCTATAACGCGATAGTATCCTCTTCCAAGAATACTCTCTATTTGAAGGTAGGTTTGTTTCCCCGACCAATTCACATAGCAGGTCTTACAAAGATTTTTGCCGTGAAACTCATTGCCTATCCTCTCAAATATTGTATCACATCCTTCTAAGTATGTCAACTGCCCACTATCAGGCGTTTCTTCCTTATAGTTCTTTACAAGAATTCTAGAATCTTGTTGTTCTACCGAAATAATAGTATTTCGATATTGATTCTTGTCAACATAATAACGTTGAATACAACGATATTTACGCTCACCATAAGGAATATGAAGTAGTTCAATCATAGCAAACTTTGTGGGTTCGCACATTGCTTGCATTTTATTTTCAAAAGTTCCCTCAAAGTATTCACAAAATTCGTCAATCATCTTTAGGTAACAATTCGGGGTTTTCTACTTCTAAGTCAAACATCAAAGGATGCATTTCTTCCATTATAAGATAATTTGAAATTTTCCACATATCTTCATCATCATAATCTCTATGAGATAATGCGTCAGTTTGAACTGCAGGATGATCTTGAATTAATTGTGGAAGTTCATCATAGGTATAAGGAAGATTTTGTATGAAATACATACGAACAACCTGTCCCATATAAAAGACATATGCTTGCGATAGTGTGTATTTCATAACATTCCCACTACAACGTATTTAGTGAGAAATAGGAGCAGGGAGACTTGAACTCCCACGGGCACTGCCCAACAGATTTTAAGTCTGGTGTGTCTACCGATTCCACCATGCTCCCTTATGCTGATTGCGAGGATCGAACTCACCTGTATCCGATTATGAGTCGGGTGCTTTCACCAGATAGCTAAACCAGCATCAACGATAGATGAAATTTTCTGTTTTGAGTAGTCTAGCACATTTTTCTTTTAAGTCAACCAACTCATTGATTGTAGCACATTTGAAGGTAAGAGCAGTTCCCTCCTCTCCTCTGATGATTATCTTCTTATTATACAGGTCTATCGTTACCTTGTCAAGAGCCTGTTCGGAAGGGTTTTGGAGATTCATAAGACTCAGACCTCAAAGCGCCACATTGCTAGTATAGCGATATTTAGGAGTTGTGTCAAGCTCGACTTTTTTGACCAAAAATTACCCGAGATTTTTTTTGCGACCTTTTGGTATTTGAAGGTCAATTTTGAAATCGCTATTAGTTCAAATAAATTCCTGTCTTGTTTGAGATCTCTGTTGCTATAGGAGACACCTTAATATAAGTTCCAACACCTCTAACGGGTGGTGCAAGAGAGAAAGGACCTGCTTTAGTGATGACCTCCGTATTAGAACTTATAAACACCCTTGACAATAGCGAGGCAAGATACATACCTGGCTCTTTCATAGTTGTCAAGATTTTTGGAGTGCTAGTGACTTTTGTGCTAAAAGGTGTTATAATACTCGCAACTAAATTATTTTCGTTTGCTAATGTCCAATTTCCTGCAGCTGTATAAAAATTAACATCTCCTTTTCCTAAGGTAGAGAATCTAAATCCATGCCCAGGCGACCCACCATCTCCACTTACTAATGGAGAGTGAATATACACTAATGGAGGCACTAGTTCAGCACTAGCACCAATAGCAGGAGGAATTGGATTTTTATTTACAATATAATATCCAGCAGATACTCCATTGATTAGTGGTGTTGTTGGAAAATCCAAGCTTAATCCTCCCAACGGAGCATTCATAACCTCAGTCATTTTCCTACCACCAATCTCCTCTAGCATGTCACCACCAGTTCTGATTGATAGTGTTCCTGCAGATTCAATACCAAAATTTCCTTGGGTATTTGGCATCAAGAAAGCAACTTCTCCTTCTGACTTAGCATAACTTGCTGTCTCAACACCTTGTTTTGTTGAATAGCTTACCTTATATGTTCCACAACGCATATCAATAGATCCACCATACTCAGTAGGTGACTTTGTATTTGCGCTCTTTGACGTTCCTTGACCTCCACCTGCATGTATTTTAATATCAGCTCCAATCAATTCTAAAGACTTGTCAGCAGACAATTTAATATTATCTCCTTTCAATCCAATGTTTCCACCTGTCGATTGAATATCAATGTCACCCGTCACATATAAAGAGTATGCACTAGTTCCACAGATTTTGCTGTTATTTTTTACTTGTATATGTAACCCTTCACCAATATGAATGATTCCGTTTCCATCTGCCCATACATCAAATCTTCCTGTAGTTGGAACATCTGATGGGTTTTTTGCTGCTCTAAAAATTACACTACCATCAGCATCCAAATGCATAGATGAACCACTACTATTAATTACTGAGTAGTATCCATCTCCAGTCTGAGTATTGTGCCCAGAAACTACACAAACTTCTGGATTTTTATTTTCTTGCTGAACTTTATCTACTGCTGCTGGTTTTAAACTCTCTGCTTCTTCTTTCGAAGATCCTGTGCCTTGACCTTGAAGTTCAGGTGGAATCCATGCCCCAATATCTTGAAGCACTCCCATGACTTCAGCGCCAAACTCATCTATAGTTCCCTGAACATTAGATAAGAAATCATTAACTACCTGAGTTGCTTCCGTTGGATTTGGTAAATTTAATATAGAATCTGGCAGCAGACTACTTGATCCCCCACCACAATTAGAAGGATCTGCTGGTAGAGCTAATGTTTTAGCTCCTGTTTTTAATTGATTTTGTAACTGTAACCAACTAGTCGCCATTCTTTACCTCTATCAGGGGCAATCAATCACACTATCAGTTCCAGAAGGAGCAAAATCTGTAACATATTGATTGTATTGTTGAGTTGCTAAACACGAAAGTGATGGTATCATTTTTGCTCCTGCACCACCACCAATAATTTCTACCTTTGGTAGTTTTTCATAGGTTTTGACCTTATTTATTATGTCAACCGAAATGATATTGCCAGCATCATTGACTACTGGTTTTGCAAGATTAGGTTCTCCATCTAGAAGTATTACAGTATCACTAGTGTATCCAGATCCAGGTCTAATTATAACAAAACTATCCAGAACACAATTAGTATCTTGTTTTTTATTTGGTAAGTAATTTACTCCTGGTCTTTTTATGATTATCTTAGACAACTTTCCTTCCGTATCTAATTCAGCAGTAGCAGCCGCACCGAAACCTTCGCCAGTAATATTTACAAATGGTGGAAATGAATAAGGATCTCCTGGATTCAAGATAGGTATAAAAATTATATTGCCATTGTTATCTACTTCTGGTTCTCCTAATACTGGAGGAGTGAAAGTATTAGGTATAGGTAGTTGCTTTGGTTGATCGAAAGGATCTGTTGGATCATAGTTTGAATTTATAATATCAAAATTAACAGCTAATCCTGATTGAGCAACTGAGAATAATACTGTCTCACTAGTAGCAATACTTATATTATTAGATATTGTTATGTTTTTAATCGCAACATTACCATTCATTATCATTGATCCAGAAGTAGTTCCATCCGAAAAATCAGATGCTTGAATCAAACCAAACATAATATAATTAAATACCGTGCCATCTGAGACATTACCATTAGTGCATGTTAATGTAAAAGTTATTGTTTCTCCCTGAGAAACTTGTGTTTTGTTAGCAGTTAAAGTGTAATTAGTTGTCTCTATTATTGAGAAGGTAGGTGAGAATTGAATTGTTGACGCAGATTCTATTTGAACTTCACCCGAAGATGGATAAACATATGTATCAATACCATTCACAGTTGCTACCAATACAGTAGAACCCGCAACAAGTGCAGTTACTTCGGATGCTACTGTTTCGTTAACTGCTACTGGTGTTGGAGGAATTGGCGTGTCTTGAACCTGATCTATATCATTAGGTATGTCATTAAAATAATCATCAAAATCTTCGTCAGGTGGATCAGTTGGAGCGAATACTGGGGGGCCAGTAAATTCATCTGGGTTAGGTGTTCCTCCAGCAACATTTGCTGCTGTTGGTTCTGGGCAAGGTAAACTTTGCGATTGCTCACAACTAGTTTGTAATTCGGTTACTCCATCTTTTTCTATGTTGGCAATTAAATCATCTAATGCTTTAAAATCGTCTTCTCCTGGTTTCTTTTTGTTTGCAGATCCAGTGCAAAGTTTTAAATTCTCTGCATCAGCACATTTATTTCCAGCACCAGAACATGTGATACCAAACAGAGTGAATATGTAATTTAGTGCAGCACCAATAATATTCAGAGGGCTGGCAATGATACCCAAAATAGATTGAAGTGGTCCAAGAATAGCACTGATTGTGCTAGTCAAGAATGATTCTAATTCTGATAGTATTTTTGATACCGTTGCTTCGATAACACACAAAGCACCAGAAACAACATCAGAAAGTAACCCAAATAATAGATTAGATAAAAAATTAAAAACCTTATCTTCTAGATCAGCAATCTGACAATTAATTTTACCTAGTTGTTCGTTCAACCATTCAGTTAATTTTCCTAATGCACCAGTCTTCTTTGTTTTTATTGCTTCCCCCGTCTTTGGATTTACATCTGGTTTAGGAATTGCCATAACAAATTTGATGATTGCTTTAACTCCTTCCTTAAGCAATGCATACAATTTAAATTTACCTGCTCTCAAATATGCTTTAGCAACTCCAAACACTCTAGTTACATATCCATTGGCAGCACTAGCATAATCAAATAGTTTTCCTGATGCCTCACTGAGTAATTGTGTTCCTATTTGACCACCATTTTGTGATACAGCTCCAAATAATTCGGTAAGAATTTGTTCAAATCTACTTTTACTTTGATTGGGATCATCGCACTTTGCATCAGCACGTTCAATACATCCAAATCTTGCGTAAGGATTAGCACCTGATGGACCTTCAGCACCACCAGCAGCAGATACAACTGATGCACGACCAACTGGATTATTTCCTCCAGGTCTAGCAGTAGCATCCTTCTTAGACTTAGATCCTGCTGGTTGAGTGATGATAGGATTAGTATCAGGAACATAACGTTTGAATGCTAAACACTCATCATTTCCAAACTTATTAGAAAGACTAGTATCTTTAGATGAATTAGTAACTTTACCGAGAGTGCCCATGATAACAGGTTGCTGCCCTCTAGCACCATCCATAAAGAATCCAATGACCCATGCACCCTTCTGCAATCCAGACGGCGTGTAAGTGCTGTTACCTTCTGCTGCTGGATGAGTAACAGGGAACATACAAACTGCCCATGGCAAATCATCAACGCTAACAGCGTCGCAACTCATCACATGATGACCTACGATTCTTACCTTATGACGATTTGAATTCTTCGGGTCTGCTTCAGATTCTACCTGACCAAACCACCAATAGAATCCATCTTTGCCAGCAAATCCAACTGGTAAATTTAACTCAGGTAACAACATGATTAATCATCATACATTTTACATTCTGATGCACTAGGATTGTCATTACAATATAATTCCAAAGGCGTAGGATCATGATCATCATTTGGATGAGATTGTTGATATCTTTCTAAAGATCCTAATTCTTCTTCAACATGTCTACGTGCCTGAGATGATGCTAAAGGATCATCTAGAATTTTTTTATCATATTCGATATGTTTTTGAATATTCTCCACAATTAACTCCCTAAGTTATCTCGGATAAGTTCTAAGTTACAGACAGCGATCACGCCTTTATCAGAATCTCTAGTAATATCATAGGATATTTTTTTGACAAGATATAATCCACTATTTGCTTTATCGTATTTTTCCTTTTCTCTTTCTGATGATACAGATAAGTTTGGTAACTTAACATTCAATTTATCACCAGCTCTAATATTAAAATTAATAGGTATAGTGATATTTAGTATCTGATTGTTCAGTATCATACTTCTACTGATAGATTGTGCCATCCATTGTTTTCTGAAATCTGGATACTGAGTGCCACCTTTTCCTTGTGCTACTTGAGGATCTGCAATCGTAGTTCCAGTATGGAAAGTTTCATGATCATAAAACTGACACATAATTCTAGAAGGGAACTGTGACAATTTTTTAATATTTTCTGGGATATCTTCATCCTTTCCCAAGTGAACCATCTTAGGATATTCTTTTGTTAAATCAAAAAAGTATTCTTCGTAATCTAATGTAGATGGATTGAAGAATGAAATCATAGAGGAGTAGACACCATATCTCATCTTCTGTAGAATATTTTCTTGACTACCAAAAGCATAATTAAGAATTAAATATGAATTTGTTTTCTCATCTGATCCTTCTCTTTGTGCCATACCATAAACATATTCCTGGTGCTTTGTGGGATTTTCTTTTATCAATGCATCAATAGATTTGAATACATAACCATCATAAGTTTCAAAGAACATGTAACCTGCAGATCCAGAAATAACTTTAGAATTACTGGCTGTTGCTGCCTCAGTTTTACCACCAGAAGCACTAGAAGATCCTCCCGCTTTAGATGTTGAAGATGAGGAACTAGATGGAACTGTAGTTGCAGACGACACACATTCAGGAAGCATCGATGTGATAAGATCAAATGGTCTTTTCAATGCTGGTATTTGTTTGAACTTATACTTGCATGTCTCAGTTAATACTGGTTTTTTAGTCTCTACATAATTACTTAAAATTTGTTTGACGATTGCATCACCTGTTCCTTCTATTGCTTTACCAATTCTTAATGTTTCATTTCTCAGTGCTTCTGGAGAAAATAAATCTAAAATATATAATTGAATATTTTTAGAAACAATTCTATTTCTAACCCCATAAACAACAAACTTCCATTTATATACCGTGTTAGAAATATTTGGTGCAACCATTTCAATCTCAACAGTCTCTGTTCCAACAATAGGTAGAGATCCTATTAAATTAATTGCGGTGTCAAATACTTCAAGTTCGGCAGCAATAGAATTTAACTCTATGCTTTCATAGATTCTAATAGCATTAAGTTGTGCCTCTGGATTTTGCCCAGTTAAAAAATGTTGTTTTCCTTTCGTATCAGTAAGAACAACCTTTCTTACTTCAGCATTAAGATCTGCCATTTACACTACACTCCATGGAGATGTACATATAACTCCTGCTAATCCATTAGGCCATGGATTACTTATATAGTTTGATGATGCTTGTGTTTGTGTATTAGATGCAATTGGAGCAGATCCTCCCCCGCCCGCGCTAACAACATTAATAACTGTTGTCGAATCCATATCAGAACTTGCTTGCTGAGTAGCAGCGACTGGTGCTCTAGCTGGTTTTGGTTTTGGTTTTGGTTTATCCTGAATAAATTTTTTCTGAACACTTGGTTTGTTCAGTGCATTCATAGTGGCACTTCCACTATCTTTTTGTTGTTGCCAACCGTAATCTTTACCAGCCCAATAAACATCTTTGCCTTTTAGTTTTGCCTTGGAACCTAGTGCTCTTTCCTTTGGTTTTTTTTGTTGAGTTAAGTTTAAGAAATCCCACCATGGTTTTACCTTACCACCTTTCTGAAACTTTTGAGCAGTTCCACCGAAAGGAGGAATATCACCAGCACCAGATGCTCTTTTCCATTTTGCTTTATTATCCCCACCTTTACCCATGTAAACATCGTCCCATTTATAACTGTAATATCCCTGAGGAATATTATTATCATACTCATCCTTACCTTTGCCTCCAATCCACTGGAGAATATCACCAACTCCACTAGTTTCCATCCATGAAGGTTGATATAATTTAACTTTACCAGTATAAGGATCGCGTATAAAGAAACGTCTTTTTGAAGTTGACTGTGGTTGGTTTGCCATTAAGTTTCCAGATACATCAGCACCTTCACCCATTTCAGTTCTATTCAATGCTTTTAATTCAGATGCAACTGGTTTTCCTGCCTTATCTTTTGCTGCTTGCCAATGATATATTTGACCATCTTTATCATACCAAAACTTATTGTTTCCATTTTCTACTGGTCTTAATTTGTCTGGCGTAGAAGGAGCAACACTACCTCCAGGTAAACTAACACCAGTGGTTCCCATAGTTCCTTGTGGTTTACCAGGAATTTGCATATTATTAACTGAACTTACCATAGAAGCAGCTGCCTGTTGTTGTGCTTTTTGTTGTGCTGCTGTTCCAGTATCTCCAGGATTAGATGGCGGCGCTGTTCCTGTTGGTGGTGCTGTGGCATCTCCCTTTTTCTTGGCACCCAATGCTTCCAATGAACCAGAAATTAATTTTTGTAAGAAGTTATCCCTAGTTCTTTTAGCATTTCCATCTTCTTTAAATTTACCACCTCCTAGTTTTAAATTAGGAAGTGTCTGAGACATACCAAAAGTTCTAGTAAGATTAGCAATGTCTGGCCCTAATGCTTGAGCAACTGGAGCACCTAATGGCCCCATACCTTTAATAAATTGATCAACTACTGATAAAGTTGATGCTGCTGATGCCTGCATTCCAGGGTCAGAAGTAGATCCTTTGTCACCTGTAATCTTTCTGCCTGCTGCAGAAGTCAGTGACATTACTTCTTCACCCTGAGAACCAGCAGACTCTCCAACCATCACTCCACCCTGAGCCATTGGTTTAAATGCTCTAAAAATATCATATCCAAGCAACCCAAGATCAGCAACTAAAGATGTTCCTTCCGCTATTAAAGCAGTGGGACCTGTTGCTACTGCTTGAGGTCCTGCTGATGCTATAGCAGCTCCAGTAGCAACTGTTCCAGATCCAGCACCTAACCCTGCTAACCATGCACCAACTGCATCTCCTTTTTTTGCTCTATCTGCTGCCTCAGCGGCACTAAATCCAGATCCAGCAAAAGGAAGAGCTCTTCCACCGAATTTTGTTCCTGCTATTGCCAATCTTTTTGTGATAGGATTATCTAATAATGATCCACCCATGCGAAGTGCATCGTCACCAAAACCTTTTGCTTTGCCAAGTAATCCTTTACCTGCTTCGACACCCTTTCCTAATACACCCTTTGCTCCTGCTTTAGTGCCACCTTTTGCAGCATCATCTGCGAAAGGTAACATCTTTTTCCACCATGGTTGCTTTGCTGCTGGAGCAGGAGCTCCACCACTCGTAGTAACCCTAGGACCAGTGCCAGGTATTCTAGGTCTAGTGGGTTTGCCACCCGCTCCTTGAGTTATTGGAGATTTTTTGAATGGATTGAGTCTTGATAATCTTGATGTAATAAATCTACCAATACCTTTTTCTATTGCTGCATTTATTAATGCTTCGGTTAAAGTATCTGATGATGTTCCTCTAGATTTAGAAGTTCCGAACAAACTCTTACCTCCTCCGCCACCACCGCCGCCAGGGCGAAGAGATTTGACAGTAGATAATATAGATCCTTGATTCTCTAGTTGATCTGATAGTATACTAGCAATAGTTTGAATACCAGTCGCAGTAAATGATTGTGCTTTTAAAGAACTATTCATCACCTGAGTTACTGATGCCAATCCAGATGATATACCCATCGTATCAGCACTAAGAGATCCAAATCCTTGAGTGAGAATCTGTGCTAATCCAGTTGCTCCCCCTGACGTTCTGGTTTTTGGTTCCTCACTTTTTATCTGAGGTTTTTTAAAAGAAAAAAGATCTCCTATTTTTGGAAGACTGCCCAGCAATTTACTTGCTGGATTTGATTTTTGTTCTTTACTTTTTGTCTCAGTAGTTGATTGATCTTTCTTTTTCTCTTTGCGTTCTGCTGTTCTATCCTTTTTTTTCGCTTCTTTTCTACTTTGAGACGCTTTAGATAATATGAATCCCGTAAGGGTTGATCCTCCCCCAGTTGGTGTTGAACTTACGGTTCCAAAAGACATCTATTTATCCTACCTATTAAAAGTATTTATTAGATACGCTTTAAGTTAAGTTCTTTTTTAACTCGATGTGGATTAAAAATCATATTAGTAAATTCCATTATAGCTCCTTGTGTTTGTTGAATAATGTTTGGTTGAGAAGGAGCAGACATTTTATTAACAACTACTGTTGGCTTTTGTTTGTCTGGAGTAGCAATAGATCTAGGTATAGGTGCTGCCTTTGGTAATTTGGCATCATAAAACCATCCATGGAAATTGTATCCTGGTCCTCTAGTAATATCGCCAGGTTTCATATAAGGTTTCTGACTTTCTCCCATAAAATCTGTTCTGCCACCAACAAATCTTGCTGCTGCTTGCTGTAAAGTGGGATTTGTTATAGATTTTGCTGCCATATCAACTTTACTTGCATTCCCAGCCGCAGCAATAGCAGATTTTCGATCTTTAATAGCATTCCATTTACCAGCATTATTAAATGTTGGTTGATACTGTCCAGGAGCAGTTATAATAGATGATATACTTTTTCCGCCAGGATAAGAACCAATTGCAGCACGATTATATAAAGACTGTGCAACATCTGCTTGTCCCTGTGAATGTAAACTATCTTCTTTAGAAGCTAGCGCAGCAACTTTCCAAAACTCTGCTGTTCCACCAGCAGAAAATGATTTTCCACTGCCAAATGTTCCACTAGCAATTTGTTTCCAACGTTCTATAGTTCCATCTCCTCTCTCGCCAAATACATTTTGTTTTATAAAGTCATACCAAAAATTATATCTTCGGTTAGCAACAGGAAAAACATAGAATCCTTTATCTCCAGGAACAACAATCTCACTACCATGCAGTATAACTTTTGTTCCAAATATTTCCTGTTCAAATCCAGACTCTGAACCAGATACTAAAAAAGGAGTATTATCAAATATATTTTTTTTCTTTCTAAATCCACCAGATTCGTATTTAATTCCAAACTTTATTCCGACTCTTTTAACTTCTTGGTCGTAATCTAGCACAGTAATTTTACCATCACCATTAAAATCTAATCGTAGGTTACGCCAATAAGCACCACCATCAGCTGATGTAGCAACAGCCGCATTCATTCTTGCCGCAGATCCAATAGGTTTTCCTTTTACTGCTCTTTTATACCAGTTTGGAACATGCGTTAATCCATAGAGATCACCCGCAGTCATTCCTTTCTCTAAACCAGATTTAATCCAATAGTTAGTTACATAAGGCCACTGTTGAGAACGAGTCATTGCTCTCAATTCATCAGCAGTTTTACCAGTTCCACCCAATCCTCCATTAGGGCAGAACTGAATCAATCCTACGCACCCATCACTATTCCGAGCATTTGGTCTCAATCCACTTTCGCTTGCCATTAATGCAAGCAATCCAGCAGCGTTTAAATTCCATTCTTGAGCAAAAGCATTTACCAATGCAACAAATTCTGGATCTTCATCCCACTTAGCTGGAACATAACCAGAAGGATTGTCAGGATCTAAACTATCGCCCGCTGCTTCTTTGTCAATATATTGATTGATAAACGAAGGATCATTTAAATAACTACCCCATGTTTTACCAAAATGTCTTTGTTGTTTATTTAAATTTAATGTTGCCGCTTGAACTGGTCCACCTAATAAACTGTTAACAAGATTACCACCCACGCCCAATGCTGCAGCAAAAGGTTTTACTACACTCTTCATGTATGGTGCAAAAAATCCACCTAATGCTCCAGTTCCCTCAATGAATTGCCCCAAGGTTGTGATAGCGGCTATGCCAGATGCTTTTAAAGATACTGCTAATGTTTGAGAGTATGGAATTAATTCTTTATCAGTTTTTTCTTGTTGCTTTGCACTGCTTCCTGGTGTTACGCCACCACTCGCCATTTTCTTTGGAGACTTCGGTGGTTTATATGTAGGTAATCCTCTGGTTTTAGATTTTTGTTTTGGTTTATCTTCTTTAATTTCTACATCTTCAGTTCTCTTAGGAAAAGAAGATAATTTATCTTCTATTTTATTGAAGACTAGTCTTTCTAATAATGCATTCTTTGAAAACATCGCAGATAAAACTGCAACGCGATTAGCAATCTCGTTTTCCTTTTCTGCAGATTTTATTAAAAGATCTAACTGTTCATTTACCTTGTTTAAATTTTCCCCACTCTTATCCGTGAGACTTTTAAACTCAGATGCCAAAGAAGTTTCAAAACTTTTTGATTCTTCTCTCGTTTGTTTTGCTTTAGATTTTATTTGATCGTTGAGTAACATATCACATGCGCCTCATCTGAGTAGATTGCATCACCGTGCTGGTAGGAATATCTAGATTCACGAACTGTGGTTTAGATGATGCTGAAGATGTTGCTGCAGGAGCAGGAGATGCTGCTGGCATTTCTATTGTAGTCACTGGTTTAGGTCCTCTATATCCAGGAGCATTATAGTATGCGTTAGGACCAGATATTTGATCAAATGAACTAGTTCCTTCTGGTAATATGGCATCACCAATTACAGGTAAGTTTAATATACCCAAGAATCTACCACCTAATTTTGTCAATCCAGAACCGAAAGACATTAATGCAGCACCTCTTCCTAATCCAGAAATCTGCGACATTGTTTGAACAGATTTACCTGTGATTAGTTGAGAGCGAAGTGCATTTGCTAATTTACTATTACTATATTGACCACGCAATAATTTATCAGCTAATAGTTTTCCTTTATCAAATGTTGCTGGATTTACTTTGAATTGTGGTTCGACTATATCAATTAAAACATTGCCAACTGCACCTCTAGGAACAATAGTTTTAATTACACCACCTGGAAGTTGTTTGCCACCCATAGATCCAGCAGCACCAGCATATCTTTGCGCTCCCTTCACAGTTGGAGCAGCATATGCTCCTCTACCAAGAAGTTGTGGTTTCCATCTACCTAATCTAAATTTATCGCCACCCATGATAGCATCAAATCCTTGTTTTGCCATGCCAGTAAATCCAGCTCTCACTCCACTAAATCCTAAACCTTTTGGTTTCATGAAAGGAGATAACAAACTAGATACCCAACCACCTAATTGTCTACGTGCAATCTGTGGTTGTTGCGGCATGTTAGATGGTTTAAATGCATTCAAATCTCTTGCCCATTGTATAAGGAGTTGACCAGATCTTCCTGGGTTTCTTCTGCCAGGCGAATTAATATGAGTGGTCATGTGATCATATGTGCCATCAGGAGTATTACCTACTGATGATCCACTAGCACCTTGAACACCAATCTTAACTCCTTTATTAAGTTTGACTCCACTACCAGTATCATCCCAAGTTGGTGCTGGTCTGTCTAAGTGACCTATCATCAATTCATAGAATGTTCCGTCAGAATCTTTAACGTAATATGTTGCCCAGTGACCGAATCCAGAAGGACCTCTACCCTTAGCAACTCGTTGAGAAGTTCCTTGTATACCTCTAGTTGGAGAACCAGGATTCTGAAATCCTTTCGGAACTTTTGAGAAGTAGTAAAGATTATCCCATGGGTTACGAATGGTTAATCCTTGACCATAACCATTCGATCCCTTACCCTTCAATGATATATCAATACCTGTTTCTTGCCCATCAGTATCAGCAAATGGATTTGATGGTGGTGCATATTCAAGACCACCTGCCCATTCTACTTCTGGTCCTCCAGAATCGACACCTTCTCCAGCTCCTTGTGGATTATTATCTCCAGGAGCATTAACACCTCCAGGAAAATACAATCCTCTTCTATCCATATATGCTTTCCATGACTTGTGGAAAGTTTGCATTTCTTTATTGTTAGGCATCGTTCCTGCATAAGCAGGACCACCAAACATATCAATTACTGCTCTTGTAGATATGCCAAGTATAGAAGAAACAGTCGGAATAATTTTAGGTATACTAGCATTGAAGTAACCTGCTAAAGGACCCAAACTACGAAGCACAGAACCATATACAGAAACACCAGCACCCAATAAAACACTTACAGATTTTTGTAAAGATTCTCCATGTGCCTGTTGATATTTTTGAGTATCATATAAATTCAGTGCTTCTTTTCCGAAGTTTCTATTGCGAGGAATGACAATAGATCCTGGTGGTAAAAATCCACGAACAGGATTTGTGTATACTCCTGGTTGTATAATTTTACCTGACTGTTGACCACCAAAATTTACACCACCACTAGAAAATGCTGTAGGATATCCACTGTTTAAAAATCCACCTTGAGATAATTTTTTCTCTGGTTTTTTTGGTGCAGATGATGATATGGGTTGCTGCTCTTTCTTTTTTCTGAATGGCGAAGTTAAACGAAGAATTATTTTCTTTCTGAATTCTTTTTTCCTTTCTTCAGTTTCAAAATCATCTAATGCCTCTTGATAGTTCTCACCCATCTGTTGTAGTAAGAACTTAGTATCATCTAAACCTTGTTCAATTCTTCTAAGGTATCCAAGGTTCCTAGTAAGAATAGAATTTTGTCTAGATAATTGGTTACCAATAGAATCTAAAGCAGTGCCATACTTCGCCATCGCTCTAGAAACATTCGATGGCATTTGACGTGGTGATATTAAATCAACACCATCAAGTGTGAATGGTTTCTTTTTTTCTGGTTCTGGAGCTGGTGGTGGAGGAGCAGGAGTGGCAGGAAGTTGTGGTGTTAATTCTACCTTTGGTTCTGGTGGAAGAGGAGGTAAGACCACAGGTTTTGGTTCTTCTTGCTTGGGAACTAAAGGCGTCTGTGGTTTTACTTTATTTTCTCTTCTTGTATTTACAAGTCTATCAATCTCAGCATCTTCAATCTTCTGATCTACTTGTTCTCTAAATGGTTTCTCAAGGAACTCTTCTACCAACCACTTCTGATATGCTTCAGCATTATATGCACCACCAGACTTATCCGTCTGATTTAGTTGAGGATACTTACCCCATTTTTTAAGGTTTTCAATTAACTTATCAGCATCAGCATCACCAAGTTTTACATAGGATGTGAAGTTTTCGCTCAACCCCTCTACTCGTCTACCAGTTAGATTACCTTTGAGACGCAACCAAGTTGCCTCGCCAACCCTATCAGCAGACCAATAAGGTTTTTTGGGATCTAGTATTCCTTCTGGCGGTTGTGCTGGGTTCATTTGTTTTTATTGTTCTGCTCTTCTATGTACTGATTCAACATAGTAACATATACAATTCTTTCCCAAGGAAGCATGTTCTCTAACTCAGTCAAAGAAAACTTATGAACATACATGAGATTAAAATTTGACTGATAATAGTTAGCCAAATTGTCATGGAACATGCTCACCCGAAAAAATTTACAAGACCCTCAATAGTATATTCCGATTCAACTTCTGTGTTTGGGTTGGTGATCTTAAATGTGTGGGAAAGTTTAGGCATCGTAGCGAAGAAGTCTTTGATCTTTTCAAATTGCTTGGATGTTAATCCACCTAACCAATCTTCAACTTCTTTTTTGGGTGTAGTTTTTGCTTCATAAACATCGTCGCCTGCAAAAATTTGATGCACAGAATCTACGATGATATCAAAAACTTCTTCTGCGTTCAATGTCTTCATCATAATCTGAGTTTGAATGAACTGATCCATTCCAGGATACTTCATAACAATTCCAGTAGTATCATCCAACATAATTTTATTATTATGATTTGGATCTTTCTGAACCTTAACCTCAGATATATTCAAAGTATAATCGACCTCAGTGACATCATCATCACTGCATGTGATTTTCATTTGAACTTCTTCACCAACAGACTTGCCACGAATATTGAGGAAAAGATATTCAATATCAAATGATGCCAGTTCCTCAATTTTAATTCCTTTTGTAATCACACATGCTTTTACAATATCTTTTACCGCAGTTGTGATTTGTTTTTCATCTTCAGACTCCATAGCCATGAGAAGAATTTTCTCTTCATTAACTAGAAATGGTCTATACTTAATTGGTTTTCCTGTTGATGGTAATTCCAATTCATAAGTAGGAACTGGGGGTTTTGGTAAAGTCATGATTACTCCAAAGCAAATAATATGTTCGTAAAAATATTTAGGTTATAGGTGAGATAGGTGTGAAAGTAGATTCCCAATCTCGATAATAGAAATTAGCAGTAACTTTAACTAACTGCGAAGATCCATATGACAAAGGAATTGCATCTACAGAGTAAGGCCACGCTTTATTAAGGGTGTATTTTGCTGGAGAATTTCCAACTTCAGATGAACGAGTGGGTTCATTTTTTTCAATTACAATATTACATTCATATTCATCAGGATAATTTACTTGATACGAACGACCAACTTTTTTATATATCTTTTCGCGCCACGTTGTCAAAAACTTCAATGCTTGCATTTCAGCATCACACATAAAAGATAATTGGAGATCATTATATATTGGATTTGTTGGATAATAAATTGGATTAGCACCAGGATGTCTAACTATTGATCCAGTATTAGATTGAGCTCCTGGTAAAGAAACTTCGTCGCAAAAAATGAGAACTCTTTCTCCGACTAATGATATAGTATCTCTTACCTTCGCATCTATTCCACCAAATCCTTTTTGTATAAGATAAGGCACGATGGTGCCACCTTGAAAGTAAACAGAATAGCGATTGCTTTTCGCCATTCCTCTTCCATTAGATATAGCTTGTATATAAGCCTGAACTCCCATCGAATAAATACCTTGAGAAGTTATATTTATATTTATGGCATACTCGGGATTTTATCGCCCCATAAATCCCAAAAAATACAGAGGCAATCCGATGAACATTGTTTATCGTTCTCTCTGGGAAAGAAAGTTCATGACATTCTGTGATAGAAATCCAAGTGTGATTGAGTGGGGCAGTGAGGAAGTTGTGATACCTTATCGTTCACCTGTGGATGGTAGGGTGCATAGGTATTATGTAGACTTCTATATTAAAGTGCATACAAAAACAAATGAAATCAAAAAGTATCTCATTGAAGTCAAACCAAAGAATCAAACAATACCTCCACCTCCCTCAAAGAAACAGACAAAACTTTATAAAGATAAAGTGCTAACGTTCCTGAAGAACCAAGCGAAATGGGAAGCCGCAAGTGACTGGTGTGAGGATAGACAAATGCAGTTCCTTATTCTCACCGAAGATCACTTGGGGGTATGATAAATGGCAAAGGGATTTAAAAAAGAAGAGAAGCAAAAGAAGAAAAGTTATAATACTTTATTTGAAAGAGTCAAAGAAAAAGCGGGTGGAGAAGAACAGTCTTGGCAATGGTATAGAAAGACTGTTCGTTCGATGGCGTTAGAATATAAACAACACCCAGATAAAACTATTCGTGATGAGAGAAGAGATAAAACAGATGATGAAGATGCCCGCGATGAAAATATGTTGAGACGTTATGCCAGACAAGGAAGATTATTTCTTTTTGAATACAAAGCAAAGATGAAGTATCTTCCATACTACGATACCTTTCCTTTAGTTTATGTTATTAAAGCAAACTCAGATCATTTCTTTGGCGCTAATTTGCACTACATGGAACCAAGAAAAAGAATAATTGCTATTGAAAAATTAAAAGATGATCGTATTGACTTACCTCGATCATGCTTTCATAAATATATTTTAGACCACGTAGATGGATTCTTATTAGATCTTGCTATTGATGAATGGGATACCGCTATCACTCTACCTGTAGAACATTTTGTGAGAGAGAAAAGTGGTGTATTAATTCCATACAAATCTTCTGATGTGTGGAAAGAAACCAACGAAAAATACAATGACCGTATCAAAGCCAAGAGGATTATCAAAGGTTATGGTAGACCAGAAGACATCGACAATGTTAGGATGTAAACAATGACATACAGATATCCATCAGACATAGAAAGTTGCAGTGACTTTGTATTTTTTGAATTTTTTAAATATCAAACCCCAATCGCAGGAGCAAGTGGAAGTGGATCTAATGTTGCTATAAACTACACTACAGACTTTTCAAAGTTAACAAGATCTTCTATTCCTAGCGTTTATTTAAATATGCCAAGTGATATTGGCAGTTCATTTACTGGAGGATGGGGAGGTAAAGATACTACATCACTTGCACAATTTGGATTAAAAACTATTGCAACACCAGTATCTAAAGCTTTAGCTAGTGGAGATCTTGGCGGTGCTACTCAAGGAATTTTTACTGATTTAACTAATAAAGACACATACAAAAGTTTAGGTAAAGCTTTAGGAGATGATGTATTAAAAGCATTAGCAAATGGTTTCAATCGAATTCAAGGAATAGGATCCAATTTATCTGCTAGTGATATTTTACAATTAACTAATAATCAAATTTTAAATCCTAATACTGAACTGTTGTATGGCGGTCCTCAGTTAAGAGAGCATGGTTATAATTTTAAACTTATTCCTAGATCTTCATCTGAAGCAGATCAAGTTATAGGTATAGTAGATTCGTTCAAGAAAGCAGCATTACCTGATGCAGATGGAGCAATCTTTGGATCAAAAGGAAATAATTTTATATCAATACCAGATCTTTGCAAAGTAACATTTAAAACTAGAGGATCCTCGGGTGGATTAGTAGAAAATGATCATCTTCCAAAATATAAAGTGTCTGGTATACGTTCAGTGAGTGCTAATTACATTACAGATAATGGTTACATGTCATACTCAGATGGCAAACCTCTAGGTATTTCATTAACAATAACTTTAATGGAAACCAAACTTGTATTCAGACAAGATTTAGTAGATAATAAAGCAAGATAATCATGGCATACTTTAATCGCTTACCAAACATAGAGTATGAAGAGAAACCATTCGTATTTCCCTTCTCAGAAAAAGAGTATATTCTTGCGAAAAATTTCTTTAGAAGATTTAAGATCACTGAAAGTTCATACAACTTTCAAAATTTCTTTAATGAATATACAATGACAGATGAAGATCGTTTAGATTATCTTTCATATAAATTTTACAACACATCCGAATATGATTGGGTAATTCTTCTATCAAATAATATCATCAATTCTTATTTTGATTTACCCGTAAAAGAATCAGATCTATATGAGATGGTTGTAAAAGCATATGGTAATCCAGATGCTATTCATCATTATGAAACTCTGGAAAAGAAGAACAGTCTAGGTCAAATCGTATTGAAAGCAGGATTGAATGTAGATAGTAATTTTTACAATTCTCCTGCGTATCAACTAGACACTACCACTGCTGGTCTTCCAGTGCCAAATTTAGGAAGACAAGCTACTGCTTCAGTGTCAATAATCAATACACCAGTTGCATCAATTAATGTAACCTCTGGGGGTTCTGGATATGAATTAGCACCAATCGTAACTATTACTGATACAACAACAGGATCAGGAGCAACTGCGGTTGCTAATTTATCAAATGGTGGATATTTCAAACGCTTTGAAATCACAAATCCTGGTGCTGGATATATATACCCACCTATCGTAACTCTTGGTGGTGGTCTTGCTGGTCAATCTGCAACCGCAGCAATTAATAATGGAGCAGTT